GTTACCGGACAGTCAAGCTATTACTTGCTTGCTGCCAGTGGTGCAGAAACTGAACTAGCTTGTCGTGTAATTGGTCGTGCTAAGTTTCCAGATGAGGGTAACAACGATGCATACCCAATCGTAGAGGTCTGGTTGAATACTCACCGTGATCGTTACGTGACGGCTACGGCATCTACGGCTTAATAGGAGGGATTAATCATGGCTATAAATAGAGCTAGTATTAGCAAAGAACTCCTTCCGGGCCTAAATGCCATATTCGGAATGGAGTATGGAGAGGTAAATAATGAATTAGAACCTCTCTATGAAATTGAAAACTCAGATCGTGCATTTGAAGAAGAAGTACTTTTCACCAGCTTTGGTTCAGCACCAACGAAAGGTGAAGGGGCTGCTGTTTCGTATGATGATGCTCAAGAAAGCTACACAGCACGTTACACTGCTGAAACTGTAGCATTGGCTTTTGCCGTAACTGAAGAAGCAATGGAAGATAATCTTTATGATACCTTTGCTAAACTTCGGGCAAGAGGCTTGGCTAGAGCAATGGCTAATACGAAACAAGTTAAAGCTGCTAATGTTTTCAACAATGGTTTCAGTGATACTATTGGTGACGGACAGGCTTTCTTTGCAAGTTCACATCCAACTGTAGGTGATGGTAATCAGAGCAACTTAATTGCTGCATCTGATATATCTGAAGCTACTCTTGAAACTGCATTAACCAATGTACAAAAGATCAAAGATGATCGAGGTATTTTAATTGGTGCAAGTGCTGTTTCTCTGCATATTCCTGTAGACTCATGGGCAATTGCAGATCGTATTTTATCTAGCCCCGGCAACACTCAAACGAGTCAAGCTGCTGCTAATCCAAATACGAATGCAATCAATGCTACTCGTCACTTGGGTATGCTACCTGACGGCTATCATATCAACCGAAGGTTCTCTGATACAACTTCTTGGTTTATCAAGACGGACGTACCAAACGGAACTAAAATGTTTGTACGTTCACCTCTTCAAACTAAGATGGAGCCTGACTTTGATACTGGTAATCTTCGATTTAAGGCAAGGGAACGATATAGTTTCGGTGTCTCAGATTGGAGAGGATGGTTCGGTAGTCAAGGATCATAAGTCTAACTGTGGGGGAGTGGCTCTAGTCACTTCCCTACTACTATAAGGAGCAGATATGACTACAAACGTAAAAGTAGCACAAAATGTAAGTAGTGATGGAGCAATCATAACAGGCTTTCGTTATATTGATACCAACACAACTTTAGGAGATGAGGGAACTGGTTCTGATCCTTCTCCATCAACAACCCGTGTTCTTGCTATTCATACTTATTCAACTCTTGCAGGTGAGATTGTTCTTTCAGGATCAAAACAGATTACAAATAAATCAGCTAAAGGAACAGCTATTCGTTACCGTGTAGGAGCAACTGATTCTAATGATCAGTATATAGGAGATATGGGAGTAGGAGTTTTTGGTATTGTTAGTGTTGCCACTTCTGGAACAGGAACGATGGCTCCAACAATTACATTGTATCTAGGCTAACAATGCCTAATTTTGCATATTTAAAAACAGATTTAATTAATACGACTGAGAACGATTCTACTGAATTTTCAAGCCAAGTTTCGGCTTTCGTAAAGAAAACAGAATTTCGTATGATTAAAGATCTGGATGATTCTGGACTAGATGAGTATACTAACATATCGGTATCATCTGGCAATGCTGGTACTGTGTCTTTAAATGATAGAGTTCGTATTGTTCGTAATGTAAACTTTAAGGTAAGTACAGGCACAACTGTAACAAACTTACTTCAAAGAACAGTAGAGTATGTTAATGATTACTGGCCTGTTAGTGCATCTACAGGTACACCTAGATACTATACAAGAAAAAATAATTCCAGTATCAAGATAGTACCCACACCAGTTTCAGCACTTACAGTAGAAATACAATCACAGTCTCAGCCTTTACCTCTAGCTTCTGCTACAGGTACAAGTGTAACAACCCAAAATTATTTTAGTGATTATTGTTATCAAGCTCTCTTTGCAGGATGCATGGTAGAAGCTACAATGTATATGAAAGATTGGAATACACTTCCAGTATGGCAGAACGAATATCAAACAGCTATAGCAACATTACGTAACCAAGCTAGAAGGACTCGACAGGATGATATGGAAGTTGCTGCATCACCTGCTGGTGGTCCTGATACAATAACTCCGGGTTCACCATAATGGGAAAATTTACCAAAGCATTTAAACCTAGTGTTGCTTTTGGTACTGGTGTAGGTACTGGGGCTGCTATAGAAAAAACTGTACCCGAAGAGGACAAATTAAGTGTATATTTAGGATTAACAGGGGCAGGAATGGCAGCTAAAGAAGTAGCTAAAGATGAAAGAATACAAAAATTGTTAGCTAAAAAGTTAGGTAAGAAGGCTGCTCAAATTCCTTTAAGAGGTTTATTAGGGCCAGCAGGATTAGGATTATTTGCTAAAGATATATATGATATGGTAGGTCCAGCTATTTCTCCAGCAATGGCAAAAGAACTAGGAAAAGTAATAGAGGAGCCTAATCTGACTCCTAAACAATATAGAGAAAAAATGGCAGGTTTACTTTTAAAACTTAAACCACCTAAACCCTCTGAAGCTGCTAAAGCAAGAAAACAAAAAAGAAAGAAAACAAAAGAAAGAATACAAAAGGGACAGATACCTAAAAAACTTAAAGGGGGATTTAGAGCATCAAGAAAAGATATTCTTAAATCTGTAGGCAGAAAAAAAGGTGGTAGAGTTGGTAAACCTAAAGGTGTAGGAGTAGCTATTAAAGGATTTGGAAAGGCTATGAAGAATGGCTAACAGAAATAATAGGGAGTAACATATTATGAAAAGCACTAGAACAATAGGATCTCTTATTAAAAAAAGAAAAAAATGGGAACCAAAAGGACCAAAACCATCACTAGAACGTCCACGATCTGGTGGATACCCGACATCAGAATCTTTAGAACGACTAAGAAAGTGGCAAGGATCTCGTGCTGGACCTGACAAAGGTAGGTCTGATAGAACTAAGGGTAGAAGCATTGGAAAAAAGAAATATGGTGGAAAAATTACCTATAAGATGACAGGTGGTCAAGTTGTAGATGCAGGATATGATTGATGGTTAATAGAGCAAGTGTGAGGCAACAGATTATGAAACCGGGAAAGAAAAAGAAATTAAATATTAAAAAAGCTATTAAGAAACCGGGAGCATTACGTGCATCTCTTGGTATTAAGAAGGGAAAGACTATCCCTAAGTCAGTTTTAAATAAGGCAGCTAAAGCTCCCGGTAAATTAGGACAAAGAGCTAGGTTTGCCAAGACATTAAAGAAATTAAGATCAAAGAAAAGGAGAAGTTAAAATGGGATTAGGACCACGTACATTATTGCAATATCCTCCTGACCTAAAAAAGATATTAGGGAAACCTACAGGACAGGGGTACGGTGCTGCTAGAAAAGGACCAGATGTTGTTGGTCCTCCACAAGATGTAGTAGTAGATGAAAATTATGAACAAGGTAAATCTTTTAAGATAGATACATCTAAAAAAGATAGTACTTATGGGGAGGCATAGTTATGGGTATATTTACACAACTAGCTAAGAAGAAATTAAAAAAGGAAATTAAACCAAAAATAAAGAAGGCAGCTAAAAGAGTAATAACAGATATTAAACCTCTTCCCGGTAGAAATATTTTAGGTAAACGTAAAACCTCTAAAGATCCTAAAAGAACAGTTATAGCAGAAAAAGTAAAAACAGTCCAACCGGGAAAGGGTGCTGATAGTTCTGTAAAACCCGGTCAAGTTAGAACTGCTAAAAGAACTGCTCCTAAATCTGGAGAGAAAACTGTAGGTACAGTACAAGGATCTGTTATTCCGGGCAAAGGAAGAAAAAGGCCGGGAGTAGGACGACTAAGAAAAACTGCTAAACCGGGAGTAGTTTCTGCTGCTAAGAAAGCTGTAAGAAAAAGAAACATACGTAGGGGAGTTACTAGAGGAGCAGCTTTAGCAACTGTTGGTGCAGCTACAATTCCTTTTCTAGGTGGTAAAGGACCGGGACCAGCAGTTGCAGGTTCTGATAAAGCATCTGGAAGTTATAAAATTAAAAGTGGAGATACTCTATCTCAAATAGCTAAACGTAGAGGTACGACTTTAAAAGCTTTATTAGCTGCTAATCCACAAATAAAAAATCCTAATAAGATTAGAGTAGGTCAAAAAATTAAAATGAGTAAACCTGTTAAAGGACGTAAATCAGTTTATCAGGGAATGACTAAATCTGAAATGGCTAAGATGGCTATGAAAAAAAGAGGTGTAGGTGGTGCTATACTTAAAGGTGCTATGAAAAAATCTAAACCTTCAGTTTACAAAATACCTGAAGGTGTAAAGGCTGCTTCTCCAAAAGGAAAAGCTATAAATAGTATTATAAGTATACATAGAAAGGCTAAGTCAGCAGGAGATTCTGGGACTGCTAGAA